TAGCACCTTCGGATGCATTGATTCCGCCTTCACGCATAGCAGTTAAGAAAAACGCAAGATCCTCTACGCTACCTCCAAGTTGTTTAACAACTGGTCCAGCCTTTGGAATAGCAATTGTTAAATCTTCAATTGCTGTTATAGTTTGGTTTTCAACGGCGTTAAGAAAATTAATTTTTCCTGTTAAATCTTGTGCTGCCAAACCAAAGGCATCTGTTAAAGATATTGTTGTTCTTAGTGCCTCTTCTTGTTCAACATTACCAAGTACTGCAAGCCTTGTGGCTTCTGCAACCTGTGCAGTAAGTTCTGCACCAGTTCTACCCATAGCCGCAGCGGCTGCTGCCATTTCCATAGTTTTGCTTACTGCAACACCATATTTTGTAAATTCTTGTGCAAGTCTTCCTATATCTGCTAATGCTCTATTGGTATCTTCGGTTGTTGTAAACATATCACCATAAACACGACGAAACTTAATAGCCTGAGCCTCAAGATCCATAAATGTTTTAGCGGCTGCTGTACCAAAATATGCAAGCGGTACTGTAATACCAACCATCAACTGACGGCCAGCCCATTGTGTATTCTTACCAAAATTTAATAAGTTTGTGGAACCTTGTCGAAGTAACTGATTTAATATTGCTTGTTTTTGTGCTGCTACGGCTACCTGATTGCCGTATTCTTTCATATTTAGTGCTGTTGGAGTTATAGAGATTGCTCTCATTGCTCCAGATGCATCACGACCCAACTTTACATATTGAGTCTGCATTTTCTTGACACGCTCTTGGGCTACCTTGCCAATTGTGTCAAATTCTGATTTAAATAGTCTTCCAAAAGTTCTTGTTGATCCACCAGCAAAACGGAAATACTCACGCATCGTGAGTTTGTTTTTCTCCAGTGCGTGAGTAAATGATTCCGTGCTTGTTCTGATTGTGCCCATCTGGGCATAGAACTTACCGCCAGCATTGACGGTGTTCATTAGGTTGGTAGCAAGACCCTTTTGGGCTGCCGCCGCTGCGGCGCTACCTCTGTTTATACTTGTATATAGTTGTGCTAACTGACGTTGGAGATTTTTAATCTCTGCTAAAGATTGGGACGTGTCTATATTAATGCCAATATTAGCATTAACGTCAGCCATTTAGCACCTCTTACTGTTTAATTATTTGCAAGCACTGTATTTAATAGAGCGTTTGCATCTTGAAGTTTAACTCCAGAAGCGGCTTCAATGATTTTGTAAACTGTTGGAAGGTCTAAAACTTCCTCTAGTTTCTTAACATCTGCTAACTCTGGGCTATACTGCTTCATAGCAATTTCTACACATTCAATAAGGAGAGTCATTGACTTCTCATTATCTTCTGCCACCTCTGCTACCTTTTCAAACTTACTCATGAATGGACGCAACAGGGAGATTTTTAAAGGTCTCACTGTAATTTTTGTTCCATCCATAAGAGAAAGTTCTTGGCTCTCGTACGTATTTGTTGCCATTTTTCCTCCTATTTAGGCTAATGTAATTATAGCATGAAAGGCCTATTTTTAAAAATACTTTATTAATTAACTATTGATGGATCACGCATATCTTCATAGTCTATGCCCATTCCAATGCCAAACCCTGCCTTCTGGGCTGCAGGACCTTGTAGTGCTAGGATGTCATTACTATCTGAGGTTTTGCCTTTACTAAATACCCTCGCCTTCATGTCTTCCCATTCTTTTTGGCCTCTTGAACTTCCGCTCTGAGAATCTAAATCAACACCTTGAATTGCTGCTAAAAATTTCTTTTCTTCATAGTCTAGTTCTCTCTTACTGGAGAGGGTAGCCATAAGTTCTGGCATTGATAAAGACTCTTCTAGTTCTTGATAATCTTTCCATATACCAAGCAAAAATGCCTCAGATTCTAGTTTGGCTAAATCTAAAGAATCCCAAGTAGAACCACTTTCTGTTGCTTGATCCTTTACAGGTTCTTCTGATTTTTTATCTACCTTAATACCAGCCGCTACATTTAATACTTTATATACCGTTGGAAGATCTAGGTTATCTTCTAACATTCCTATTGTTTTTGATATTTCTGGATAGTACTGTTTCATGCATATTCTTGCACATTCTGATAACACAAGGATTGCTTCTTGATCATTTTTAGTTACACGAATTGCATTAAATACCGACATAAATTCTCTTAGATATTTTATTTTTAATGGAATCAGTTCTATTTCTGTTCCATCAACTAATTGTATTTTTTCTATTTTATATATCTCTGTAGCCATTTTATCTATTTTACCATAAACAACTAAGCCCACCCCCGTTGTAGGGATGGGCTGTTGTTAATCTAAGATTAGATTATGATGCGGTATGAGTGCGATCTACGATCTTACCATATGCACCAGATGCGTCTTCTGGAAGTAGACGGAATGAAACTTCAAACATTGAAGGTTCATCACGCTTCGCAGAAACCGTTACGTTTTCAATTGAAAGCGCACGATATCCGAGATAGACACGTTCTACGTTGCTTGAATCATCGCAATCGCCAGTACCTGGACCGACGGCTGCAATTGCTCGCTCAACTGGGCACTCTCCGAGTTCGCCTGCTGAAAGATTCAGACGACGACCGCTAGAAGTTGTTTTTGTACCAGAGAGTTCTGACTCATTAAATGCAAGGGCATAAAGTAGATTCTCAAGAGTTGCTTCAGCGAATGCTGTAGCAACATTTACCTGCATACCTTGTTTGTAAAGTTTTGCAACATCAAGAATTTGATCAACTGCAACCTCACCGAAGTCAGGTTGGAATTGCATTTCAAGACCGTTCATTGTGTAACCAACGTTTTCCCAATCAGGATCTGCAGACAAAGTAGATTTATATGACTCTGTGCTTACAAATGCTGGAGATACGGCAGAAGTAAAAGCCTCTGCGGCTGTTACTGTCGAATCGCATAGAAAAAACGCGGCTGCTCCAACGATAATGTTGTTAGACGTACCACGGCTATATGCTGGCATATTGTTCACCTCTTTTTTCTTTGTTAAATAGGTGGGCGTGTTTCCTCAATACCAATTATAACAGCCTTTTAGGTATAGATATTAGTATAGGAAGTGCCCGAAATGGTTATAGTGTCGTTTGTATGATAGTCATATTCCACTATAATCTTGTTTACAAATAGGGTTCTGGCTGAGGCCAATTCGGCCACGTCTCTGCTCTCATCAGCCTGATAGACCCTTACATTATGAAAAAATATATTTGCTGAATTTGATGTAGTTGCCTGTGAAGCCGTATAAGCATTTATATCTTGAGCAGCAGAGTCTTCTCTATCTAAGGCATCACTAATTACTCTTATTGTATTTATAAGTTTTTCAATGTCTGAAGAATAAACAAAATATATTAACTGCTCTCTTTTACGACGGTAAAAAGATGAAGGCCTAAACCTCATCATGCGATCATATACTATTAGAATAGGAGAGTCTACCTGCTGTATTTGAATTGTGTCATTATATAAATCTTCTATATTTGTTGGATATTGTGCTGGCACCATAGGATTAAATCCAGCCTGGTTTGGCAAGGTAGGCCCAGAAGATATCAAACCAAAATCTGACAGTTGCTTATTTACATAGTTGTTTATGTATGTTGGAGCAAATCCTGTTGTTTTAATATTATTAGTCATTGTACTATTCTACCCCAATTCTTGCATTTGCTATCCAAGCAAATCCCGTGCTTTTTCCTTTTGCCCTACCGACCTTAGATCCAACACGAATATTCTTTTTATATGCCGTCGGTCTTTTAATGTAGTCATATAAACCAGAGGCACGAATAAAAGACTGCTTAAAATATTTTAACATAAACTCATCAAACACGTCTTCATAAGATCCAACAACATCGTTACCACCAGGATTTCTAACTAAGACTGGGCTTTTTGTAAAAACGGTTTGACCACCTGATTCAAAAACAAGAGCAGAAGATTTTTTAGGTCTTATAAGAACTGGAGAACCGTTTTCCATTATTTTTGCCTTATTGAAAAAGGGAGTTGAGGAGTCACCAGATACAGACTGAGACTGTTTAAAATTAGAAAACAAAGATAGCCCAGCCTTGTTTACAACAAAATCAATATCAAAAAGTCTGGATCTTGGACTTCCAGTACGATACCACTCGTATACGTGATGCAATGCTCTTGGGTTTGCTCTGGCATTAACGTCTATATATTGTCCAAGGGCTGCAACAACTTCCCTGCCAAGTTTTTGCAAGAATACTGGTTTGCCGTCTTGAACTCCATCAAGAAATCCATATGAGTAATCTATGATGTTATTCATTGTTTTTCTAAAACTTTTAACGTTTGTTACGACTCTCACTAGTCACCCACGGTCTGATTTTCGGCTCTGCGCCAAAGCATCTTGTAATATTCAACACTATTAAATGGACCAGAAAATGGCTCAACAGTTCCTACCTCAAATATTGTTGCTCTTCCAGCACGGACCCCAGCAGTTTCTCTGTAAACAAGTTCATCATTAGAATGCCTTATGTTTGTTACTAAAATGTTAGTTATAGCATTTCCTTGCTGCTGAGAAGATATTCTTGGATCACTCTTTGTTCTTGCAACTAACTTGTTTTCATACTGTAAAAATGTTTCTGGCTTGATATTTTCTGATCCCGCTCCGCCAATTGGTGTAGCATTACAAGATATAGTCTTATCAAAAACCCAATCTTTTTTAGGCTGACCATAATCTCCCTGAGTTATTATAGGGTAATAAACGTCTGCCTTCATCGGAAACATAAAATCTGTATCTTCACAGATTGCCATCATAATACTCCAGGACGAGTTATAAGGTTTACATACTTGTTTAAAATTTTATCAACAAGAAGGTTTCCAGTTCCTTCCATCATTAAACTGTTGTATTGAACATCAAATTGATCAGTTTTATAATTTTTTACATATCTCTTATAGTAATCAAGTCTTCCACACTTAATGTCATCTATAAGCATGGTTGTTGCATCTTTAATATCATTAGGAACTACTTTATACCCTGACTCAATATAAAACATATAATCTTCGCCCTCTGGGAAACTAACTCCACCACTAAACGTCTGAATGTTTCCGCTATCTCCTGTATCAAAGAAAGAAATGGAGTCTGATGCAGCGATTGGCATTCTTGCAGGCTTACGCTCATATCTGTTCCAATTATCTACTCCCGCAACAGGATCTTTAATAATTCCAGTTTTATCTTTTGTAATGCTGTAATCATACGAATCTAATGCTGGACCGTCTGCGTCATCAACATCGTAAACCAACTCTGAGTTACGATATACTTTTAAAATTTTATAGCCTCTGGTCCAAATAGGCATGTAGTCAGTTCCCTGACCAACTATTTGCAGCCATTCTGTAGTAAAGTAAAATCCATCTGGAACATATGAATCAATTATATTTCTTGCTAAACTTTCATGTTCTGTATACTCTGCTATCTCTGTTGCAGTTGTTCCAAGAGAGTTTGGATCTACGTATGGTCTAACAATCTCAAGATTATCCTCAACCACAACATCTCCACGATCATTTCCGTTCTTTTCATATATTGTTACAGCATAATGCTCATCATATTTTGAGAAGGTGTCTGAAAGGGTACGAGTAACAACTGAAGATGCACTTGATGTTACAGCAACACTGAGCAATTCTTCGTTTCTATCGTTACTTTCAATGACTAAAAAATACGATGTGCTTGCTGTTGGCACAGTGTATTCAATATCAATCGGGTATGGCGGAATACGTAATATTTCCATTATTCTATGCCGTAATGTCTTGCTATCTCGTTAGGGGTTGCTTCACGAACACCTTTACGAGTAAGCCACCAATCGGCTGCCTCCTTAGTAACTATATTATAACCAACTTTGAGAGACCCTAATTGCTTATCAGTAGTGTGCTTATTATGATCTGAATATAGGGCAACTTTTTCTACTGTTGTTTCTTTTGGTTTTTCTGGTTCTATACCCTGCAAAATATTTAACATCTCTACTTTTTTAACAGCATCTTTTAGGTCAATGTTATTTTTTTTAGCATAAGATTTAATTTCAAAAACACTTTTTGTTTTTAATTCTTCAATAGATAACATTTAATCCTCCACTGTCATTATACCAGAAATACTAAAAGAGAGCGGTTTCTAGGCCGCTCTCTTCTAATTTTGTTGGTCAGATTTTAGGAATCTGCGCTGTCTGCATCGCCATAGGCAACTGCATCCAACTCTTCCCAAGCGAGACCAAAGCGTACGAATACTGTGTACTCGATTGTATCTTTCTTTGGCTTGTATTCACGGTTGACCGTGATATCACGCTGGAAACCCCATACACGATTTTCTGGGAATGTCAAATCGACATATCCTGTTGGGTAATAAGGAACTTCCATTACGTCAACGCCAAGAACACGGGTAGTCCGAGAACCACCGAATGTTTGTGCGCCACCGTCAAGATAGGCTTGACTATTTGCTTCTGTACGAAGCAGACCTGTTGAGGTCGAGAATGCCTGTGCAATTGCATCAGCAAGAGTACCATTATTTTTAATGATTCCCTGGAATGCATCTGTACCAGCATAGAACTTAAGATTGCTCTTAAGTGAACGATACTTGCGTGGTAGTGCAAGAATAATTTCCTGCATTACTGAAGTAGTCCAGTTATCGCTTGCTACAGTGACCGCTGCTTCGTGAGCATCGTTACCTACTGTACCACGAGTTTGCTTAATAAAGCCTTCCATGATTGAAAGGAATGTTCCTGTTGCACCATCACCGTTAATCGCTAGATCTTCAATGTCATTTGCGAATGCATTGGTCATCAAGCGAACGA